AACTCCATCGAAACCGCCTTGATTGCCCTTCTGGAGCAGATCGGCCAGTCCGATTTCACCGACGAGCAAGGCAACGACCTTCAGGCCAACCAAGCCTATTTGAACGCTGTTGATGCAGTTGCTGAGAAGCTCGCAGAGACGGACGACACGGTCGGTATCCGATACGCGGAGGACCAATGATCCCCGCCACCTACGACCATCTCTACACCCGCCCGCCCATGAAAATGAAATACATGGGATATGACGTTACCGGTGTTGTCCCCGAGGACGCCAGCCAATCCGATCCTGAATTCATGTCGTGGTCCGAACGCGCTGATGAGATCATTGCATCCGGCCAATCCCGAGAATGGGTTGAGAGCCGACTGAAGAATATCCAGTATGGCTAGGCCGACTGACTATTCTGAAACACTAGCAGCTACAATTTGCGAAGCTCTTGTGGAGGGGCGCTCGCTTCGTGCTGTCTGTCGTGATGACGCTATGCCGTCTATCTCTTCGGTCATGCTTTGGCTTACAAAGTACCCTGCGTTCTCGGAACAATACGCGAAAGCCACTGAAGAGCGGGCGGCGGGCATGTTCGAAGACATGTTCGACATTGCTGATGACGTAGAGGCTGAGCCTGCGTCTGTCGCCAAGGCGCGGCTGCGTGTCGATACCCGGAAATGGGCGCTCGCTCGCATGAACCCCAAGAAGTACGGCGACAAGCAGACTACGGTCCACGAAGACCCTGACGGCAACAACCCGTTCGCCTCTCTCATGGAGGCTGTAAGCGGTTCTGGCCGCCCTAAGCCCGGTGGTGTGTGACCCCCGCTCAGGTCATCGACCACTTCAAGGACCAGCGCTGGAGGCTGAACAACCTCTACTGGATCACCGACAAGGAAGGTAAGCGGGTCCGGTTTCAAACCAACTGGGCTCAAGAGCGCCTTCTGAATGAGATGAACTATCTCAATCTGATCCTGAAGGCTCGCCAGCTCGGCATGACGACTTTCATCCAGATTTACCTTCTGGACATGGCGGTGTTCCATCCGGACACGCGGTGCGGGGTCATCGCCCAGACCATGGCGGATGCTGAAGCCATCTTCCGGGACAAGGTGAAGTTCCCGTATGACAACCTGCCCGAGGGCATCAAGTCGGCCTCGCGCATCGTGCGGGACAACACAACCATGCTGGAGCTTTCCAACAACTCCATGATCCGCGTCGGTACGTCCATGCGGTCTGGCACCCTTCAGTTCTTGCATATCTCCGAGTTCGGGAAGATTTGCGCCAAGTTCCCCGAGCGGGCCCGCGAGATCGTCACGGGGGCTCTCAATACCATTCAGGCGGGACAGGTGGCTTTCATCGAGTCCACGGCTGAAGGTCAGGAGGGGCGCTTTTATGACCTGTGTGAGGAAGCACAGGCCAAGCAGCGCAGGGGCGAGCAACTGTCAGAGTTGGACTGGAAGTTCCACTTCTACGGATGGTGGGAAGAGCCTGCCTACCGATTGGACTCGCCGGTCACGATCACGCCCACGATGGAGCGGTATTTCCGGGTTCTGGAGGATGAGCACAGAATCCGTCTGGATGACGCACAGAAGGCTTGGTACGCCAAGAAGGCCGAGGTCCAAGGGGAGGACATGAAGCGTGAGTATCCTGCTACACCGAAGGAGGCCTTCGAAGCGGCGGTTGAGGGGGCTTACTATTCATCTCAGATGGCGCTTGCGGAGAGCGAGGAACGCATCGGTCGCGTCCCCTATGAATCAGCACTCAAGGTAGAGACGTGGTGGGACCTTGGCATGAACGATGACATGTCGATCTGGTTCGTACAGAGGCATCGTCGGGAGGTTCGTATCATCGATCACTATGCGAATAGCGGTGAGGGTCTGGCCCATTACGCCAAGATCGTTGCCGAGAAGCCCTACGTCTATGAGCGCCATATCATGCCCCATGATATTCAGGTGCGTGATCTGAGCGAGACCAACGGCAAATCCCGTAAGGAAGTCGCTGAGGGATTGGGCATCAGGCCGATCATCGTCGCTCCGAAGCTGGAGGTGAATGACGGGATCGAGGCGGTTCGTAACCTTCTGGGCCGCTGCTATTTTGACGCCACCAAGTGCAAGGACGGCATCAGATCGCTGAAGAACTATCGCAAGGAATGGGACGACAAACGTGGGGTCTGGAAAAATCGCCCGATGCACGACCAGAACTCCCACGATGCGGACTCGTTCAGGACAGGAGCGGTTGCGCCTGAGCCTCAGACGGCAGGTGGCGGCAAGCTTGTGATGCCCCGCATGGGTGCGGTATAGGCCTGAGCTATCAATCATGGCGTCTGGATAAGACGCGTGTTATATCGGGGCAAACAGGGGAACCTAGATGACGAGCCCACTTCAGTACTCAACCGGATCGCTGGGGAACGTCATTGACGTAAGCGTAGCTAATCCTCTGCCCGTCACTGGCGGCGGAGGTACGGCGGCTAGTCCTGGCGTTATCTCAGGCGGAACGCCGGGTTCTCCTGCTAGCAGCGCGAACCCGCTTCCTGTTCGGTCCAGCAAAGGGCCTGCAACTGACCGTTCGGGGACAATCACGACGGGCGGCACGGCTCAGGCGCTCGCAGCGGCGAATACTTCCCGCAACAGCCTTACGGGTCAGAACCTGTCGACTGGCGACCTGTGGGTTAACGAGACAGGCACGGCGGCCCCCAACACGGCAGGCTCGTATCTGGTGGCTTCGGGCGGAACCTTCGCGGTAAACGGCAGTGGCGCGGTCAGCATCTATGGCGCTGTTACGGGTCAGCGGTTTGCTGCGACGGAGACCAACTAATGGAGGTCTCTGCGCAACGCTTCTTTGGCGACCAGCCGGGGTATGTGAGCGGGCGTTGGTATAACCCCCTCAACACTTTCATGGCGAACGGAACGGCCCTAAGCGCGTCAACCATTCGCCTGATCCCCTTCATGATCAGGTCTCAGGTTACGATCAGCGATTTGGGTGCGACGGTCGTTGCTCAGACCACGGGGAACGTCCAGCTCGCCTTTTATGCCGCCAACCCTTCGACCATGGCCCCCACCGGAAATGCCTTGGCGACCACGGCAAGTCTGTCAGTAGCTGCTCTGGGGACGGTAAGCGGCGCAATCGTCGGCGGCAATGTGGTTTTGCGTCCCGGCTTGTACTGGATGGCCATTAACTCTGACAACGCCGTTGTCGTGATGCGCACCTATAATGCGGCCATCGTGAATACCGGCTTTATTGTCGGCAGCACGACCATGTCTCTCGTTGCGACCCAAGTCGCGTACTCGGTAGCCCAGACCTATGGGACGTGGCCAGATTTGACGGCTGCCTCATTTACAGAAGTGGCTAGCGCAGCAAACGCTATCGTCAATTTCAAGGTCGCATAATGCAAACAGTCCCTTTCACCCTGATCCCGAACGATGACGCGATGGCGCTCTCAACGGGCGTTGTTCTGCCTGTTATCGAAGACCCTGAGATTCTTGCTGAGCCGGAGGAAGAACAATGGACGTAACGCCCTTTGTGTTCACGCAGCCAAGCGTGACCCAGCAACAGCTTGACAGCTCGATTGCAGGGGTTGTGGCGACTATCCCGACCGCGGCCTCTACGGACCCGGCTCCGGTCGCCGTTATCCCTGTTGTTGGCGCTATGGCTCCGTATGCACGGGCGGATCACGTCCATGCCTCAAAAACGCGCCGTAGCAGGCTTCAGACGGCTTCTGATGGAACGCTGACGTGGACATACCCAACCGCCTTTGATGTGGGTGTAGTCCCTCAGATTCAGGCCATTGCCGAGACTGCGGTCGGGGTGACAGACGTGATCAACGTCCAGATTGAAGGAACGCCCACAAATGTCTCCTGCAAGATCAGGGTGACGCGGACCCAGCAATCTGTGGTGGCTCTTCTCGGTCTGACCATCCTGTCCATTCCGTCGAGTGTCGGCGTCCAGTGGGTTCACCTCTCGGCATTTGGATAAACATGGCTGACCATGAAGACAAACGTCACGGCACGAACGATGAGCGCAAGCTTCTTGGAGTTCTAGCCAATGAGCGCAGAAACTCGCTTGGGTTCGATTCCAGTGAGTTGATGAAGGCCCGCGAAGTCGCGCTTAAATACTATAAGGGCGATATGTCGGACGTTCCGGCTCTGGATGGCCGTTCGCGCGCCATTTCGACTGACGTTGCCGATGCGGTGGAGACAATTCTCCCCGACTTGATGGAAATCTTTACGGGTGAGGACGTAGCCGCGTTTATGCCGCGCGGTGAAGAGGATGAAGAGGCTGCTGAGCAGGAAACTGACTACATCAATCACGTTTTCTTCAATGAAAACGATGGTTTCAGCATTCTCAATGCTGGTTTCAAGGATGCGCTGATTGTCAAGACGGGCGTGTGGAAGTGGTACACGGAAGAGTACGACGAGAGTGAGTCTTTCGAGGGCAAGCAAGAGGAAGAAGCTGTTGCGGCCCTGAATGCGAACCCGGATGGCCTTGAGGATCGCAAGCAAGACCCCAAAACGGGCCTGTGGTCGTTCACGATCAAGCGCAAGGGCAAGAAGGTTTGCGCCAAGGCTGTGGCTCCGGAGGACTTCACAGTCTCGCGCGATACGGTCTCGCTTAGAGACACGCCTTACTGCGCTCATCGGGCTCGCCATCGGTACTTTGAGCTTGCAGAGTCAGGCATCGATAAATCCAAGCTCGATATGTGCTCATCCTATGGAGAAGAGGGCGAGCAAATCGACCGCGCGCGGGATACAGCAGGCGAGGGTAATCAATCCGCCACAGGTACGGGCGACAGGCGGCTTATCGAGGTCGTGGAGCACTATCTGCGCAAGGATGGCAAATACCAACGGACCCTGACGGATTCGACCGAGAGCATTGTTCTGGACGGCCCCGAAATGATTTCGGCCAACCGCTTTGCGGCCATCACCCCCTACCCGGTTCCCCACCGCTTCTATGGTGAAGGCGTTGCTGATCGCCTGATTGAAAACCAACGCGTTGGTACGGCTTTGACCCGTATGGCCCTCGATAACGGCTATTTCGCTCTGAACGGTCGCTCGGAAATCGACATGAGCGCGATTAACGAATGGACGATCCCCGACCTTCTCAACAAA